GTTGCTGATTTATAGAGGGCAGTTCGGGAGAGATATTCTCCCGGACATTCTGCCGCTAATTTCAGCAGGCGTAGATATAGCAATCAATATGCTCGGAGAGAGTGAGGGCGAGACGGTTCAGGAAAAAATTGCAAATATGGATTCCGATAAAGTGGAATCAGCAATGCTTTCACTAGCAGGGTTAGAGCTAACTACATTTCTGCAGATTGTATGGGCGATGGACGCAAATGCTCGTAAGAAAAACGGAGAAGATATAATTCCATTCGAAAACTGGGTGGAAAAACAGGAAGAATTTCCTATTGACCTTATAGCTCCAGCAGTTGCAGGACTACTAACTAGATCGATGGTAAGCTCAAAAAACTTGAAGCGCCTTCAGGACATAGTAAAAATGGCGAAAGCAGGAAACGCAACAAAATCAGCACAGACGGAATCTTAATTGGTGCGATTTCGAGAGGGCTAAGTTATGAAGGCATAACCGAAATGGAAATAGGGCAAGTCGTTGATTACTGCATCGAATATAACGAGTTTGAAAAGATGAATGATAGGGATAAAGCGGAAGGCGCAAATCCTACAGTGCGACAAGCAACGCAAGCAGATTGGGATGCGCTAGGGAGGTAATTGATGGCTGGAGACATAAAAGGTATCACGATTGAGTTCAGGGGAGAGACGACTAAGCTGAGCAAGGCTCTGAATAAAATCAAGGACGAAACAAAAGGGGTAGATACTTCTTTAAAAGATGTTAATAAAGCATTGAAGTTTAATCCTGGCAATGTAGAACTCTTGGGTCAAAAACAGATTGAACTTAAGCGTAAAATTGAGCAAACAAAAGAAAAACTTGAAGCATTTAAGGAAGCACAAAGAAGCCTAGACGCATCTGGCGTTGATAAAACATCAAGTGAATATATGGAGGTTCGCAGGAATATAATACAGGCAGAATCACAAGCAAAGTATTTTAATGCGGAGCTCAAAAAGACTGAAGCAGCAATATCACCGCTCGGTAAACTTGGATCACAGTTCCAGGACATAGGCGGAAAGATTACAGCTGCTGGCCATGCACTAGCACCATTATCTAAGCTAGGAGCAGCAGTCGCAGGAGGACTAGGAGCATTAGCAGTAAAAGCTGGAAGAGCAGCTGATGACTTAAATACGCTGTCAAAGACATCGGGTATAAATACCAAACAACTACAGCTATATGCAGCAAGCGCAGATCTTGTAGATGTATCAGTTGAAGACATGGCCAAATCGCAAACTAAACTCAAGAAGAATATGCTATCAGCATCGCAGGGAACAGGGGATGCTGCAAGAGCTTTTGATATGCTAGGGGTTAATGTCAAAGGCGCAGATGGACACTTGCGAAATCAAGATGAAGTATTTCAAGAAGTCATCCAAAAACTTGGAACCATGTCAAACGAAACGGAACGAGATGCACTGGCGATGCAAATCTTTGGGAAAAGTGCAACTGCATTAAATCCGATGATTGAGGACATGGGCAAGACCTATAAGCTTGTGACAGACACGATGAAAAAGAACAAAATAAAGTTTGTTGATCAAGAAACTTTAGATCAAGCAAATGCTTTTAATGATCAAATCGATATAATGAAGTTTATTGCAACAACTGCTTTTCAGCAAATTGGTTCTAAGCTTGCAGCGTATTTAGTTCCTGCGATCACAAAAGTCCAAGAGGTATTCAGTCATTTCATGGGAATAATTTCAAATTTGAGTGGCAGAACGCTCGCGATAATAACTGGAATCGGTGGTGGATTTGCAGTCATAGCACCGACACTACTTATTGTTGGAGGTCTTGTAACAAAAATGGGCTTAGCTTTTAGTGGATTATCTAAAATTATGCCTGGTTTAGGAGCAGGACTAAAGGGCGTTTTTGGTTTCTTAAAAGCAAATCCGATAATACTAATCATCTCTGCAATCGCAGCTCTTGCATTAATACTATCCAAGACAGGATTAAGTGTAGAAGAGTTGAGCGGCAAGATTAATGGATTTATAACTAGTGTAGTTGGCAAGTTGCCAGGCATAGTCAATGGAATTGTGGCGCTACTCCCACGAGTATTAGATGCCATTTTAAAAATGCTGCCGGTGATCATTGATGCTGCAGTGACACTATTTACGGCAATAGTAAATGCATTACCGCAAATAATACCACAGCTAATTCAGGGATTCGTGACACTAATAAATGGTTTAGTAAGCGCAATGCCAACTTTAATACCAATACTAGTTAATGGTGCTGTAACATTATTTCAAGCGATAGTAAATGCATTACCACAAATAATACCATTAGTGATACAAGGATTCACATCGCTTGTGACAACGCTCATAAATGCGATGCCTACATTAATACCTATATTAATACAGGGAGCTATAACGCTATTTATTGAAATTGTGAAAGCAATCCCAGTTGTTGCAAAAGCGCTCATAGCAGCATTGCCACTGATTATTGACGCTTTCAAAACAGGGCTGGCGAATTTACTTCCAGCGATTTGGACCGGGATAAAAAATACGATGGTATCAATATTTGGATCGATTGTTAACGCGGCAAGAGATAAGCTAAATGCAATCAAAGATACATTCGTAAATATTTGGAACTCCATAAAGCAGACAACTGCGAACGTATGGGAAGGCATAAAAAATGCAATAATGACTCCTATAAACGGAGCGGCAAATCTAGTAAAGGCAGCAATTGATAAAATCAAAGGATTGTTCAATTTTAGCTTTAAGTGGCCACATCTACCTTTACCACATTTTAGTATCAGTGGCTCAATCAATCCACTGAGCAAATCGTTTCCACCTAAAATAGGTGTAAGCTGGTATAAAGAAGGTGGAATCTTTGATAAGCCTAGCCTTATAGGTGTCGGAGAAGCAGGTAGAGAGGCAGTATTACCAACCCACAAACTAGACAAGTTTTTGGACGATGCTGTCAAAAGAGTTAATCCAACGCAGTCTAACGGAAGTGTCACAATCAATATTGCAAACATGACAGTTAGAGATGATACAGATATCCGTAAAATCGCGGATGAAATAGAACGCAGGCTTGCTCTTGAGTCAAATAGACGCAAGCTTGCTGGAGGCTTGATATGATAAACAATGAAGTTATTATAAACGGCACACAGTTGCACAAGTTCGGCACAATCGAATCGATAGAGTATAGCAAGCTGTCAAACGATATCCTTTACCGCGAAATTGCAAATAGGCAGCCTCGCGTTCAGGGGAGAAAAAGACAGTTAAAGGAAGTAACTCTGAAGATAAGGATTCATGATAAATTGTCGAGGGCGGAAACAAAAAAGCAAATAGATGAAATTGTAGGGCTATCATTTTCTGATAGCCCTATTTCGCTTATAGAAAATGGCAAGTATTGTAGAGCAATTCTTGCAGAGGCAGAAGACGAATACGTGTTTAAAAACGGGCTGCTATCATTGACGTTTGTTAACCTTGATGGGCTGTGGTACGGCGAAGAGAAGAACGGCAAGCTGACGATAGACAATCAAGGAATTATCAGCACAGATTTTGCAAGCATCTCTATCGTGCCAAGCGCCTTAAATGTGACGCTTAAGGACGGTAAAGGTCATGCACTTAAGATGAATGCGCTAAATACCACAAGTGCAATCATCATAGACCTTGAAAATAAGACTGCTACACAGAATGGAAAGCATGTTGAACTAAGTACGGATTCCAGGTTCTTTAGCTTCGAAAGAGGGAAAACGGTAATGCTCGTAACTAATGGTGCGACAAACACGATATATCGCGAGGTGATAGCACTATGATTTTTGTTTACGATAGAAACGAAAAACAAATCAATGCAATAGATGAAATCTATGAGCTAACAAAAGAAATCGGAAAGTTAAAAACCTTAGAGTTTGACAGTGAACTCGATTTCGAAAAAGGATATAGAATTATCGTAAACGATAATGAAAAGCCTTTGGAATTCATCATCATTGACTCCGAATACAGCCGCGGAGATACTAAGGAATATCACTACTATTGCCAGGAATCGCTAAAAGAAATTGAAGGAGTACCCGTCGTTGACAAAAGACCGCAAGGCAATGTAAAGGCAGCAATAGAATCTTTGCTTACCGATACTCGATGGACGCTTAAAGTTATTCCGACTTACGATTTAAGCCACACACAAACAAACAGCTTTTATCATATTTCTGCGTTTGAAGCTTTAGGCAAGGTAGTACAAGACTATAACGTAGAATGGCATGCAGAATACGAAATGTCAGGAGCTGATATAACGAAGAGGATTCTCGTTATCGGAGAGCAAGGAGTTAGGTCAAACAGCAGACTTGAGTTTGGAAAGAATATAACTAAATTTACAAGGCGAATATCTTCAGATTCAATAATCACCGCGCTATACGGATTTGGAAAAGGTGAAGAGCAAGAAGATGGCGGATATGGAAGGCGTATAGATTTTGCAGAAATAAACAACGGAAAATCATATGTCGAAAATCTTGAGGCAAAAGAAAAATATGGAGTAGGAAAAGAAAACGAAAAAAAGCACGTTTTCGGTTTCTTTGTTGATGAAGAGGAGACCGATAAAGCCAAATTACTGGAAACGACAAAAAAAGAGCTCGTAATGTTAAGTCAACCGAAGGCGGAGTATACAGTGGAAGCTGTGAATATAAATATTGACGGTTCACTTGGAGACCACGTTCAGGTGATAGACGATGAAATAGGATTTGCTGCAGAGGTACGCATCATAAAAGAGGTCGTACAGGACGAATCTAAAACATTTACATTTGGAACGGTGACAAAAAGCTTTGGTGAGTCTATCAGAAATGAATTTAAGAAAACGCAAGAAACAATCAACAACCGAATCACATCCGTCAGAGAAGAGGTTCTTTCAAAAATCACTAAACAATATTTTGGCGAAGATGGGTATAACTACGACTTAAAAGCCGGCAACGAATATGGATTGCCTGCAGGGCTATATTCTTTTGACAGACAAATAAATCAAAATCCGTCAAAGGTTATTTATATCGGTGCGGGTAAGATGCTTATTTCTAACGAAAAGAGGCAAAACGGTGAGTGGGTTTGGAAAACAGCTGCCACGGCTGATGGACTTATGGGAGATACAGTTGTTGCAAATTCCATCACCGCGAATAAACTTTCTGCGGATGTTGGCCAAGCATTAGATTTAACTTCTAATGCATCAATCAATAGTAAGGTATCGTCGCTTTCGGAGGAAACGTCAACGAAGATATCACAAACGCAAGATACGATTATAAAGCAAGTAGAGTCGAGATCCATGCTAGTGGATCAAATCATAAGCGAGATAAAAAGTTCAATCACGCAAACAACCGAGGGCATTTATTTTAACTTCGAAAGACTAAGCAAGAATCTTGATGCAGCAATCGCAGGAAGTACGGCAGAGTTTGAGAAAATACGCAAATACATAAGATTTGAAAATGGAAATATTGTCCTTGGAGCGGAAGGTAATCCCCTTACGCTCAAAATCGAGAACGACAAGATTAAATTTATAGAAAATGGAGCGGAAATCGCATACTGGCAAAATAGACAATTCTACGCAGTGGATGGTGAGTTTATAAACAGTCTTAGACTAGGTAAGTTCGCGTTCATCCCGCGAGAAAACGGAAATCTAAGCTTCTTAAAGGTGGTGAATTAAAATGGGATATTGGCTATCAATACAATTCAGCCCTGGGCAACAGGACATCGTTAATAATCAAAGCTATATGGCAGTTTATCTGTCTGTACATGCATCAAATGGTTACTATGCAGAGCATACTAACGGCACAGGGGTACTTACAGTAAATGGAGTTAACTATCCATTCTCTGGACATTACAGAGTAAATGGAAGTTCGCAGGTAATACATAGTGTTGGGGTTTGGGTTCCGCATAACCCAGACGGTTCAAAAACTCTATATGCATCCGCAAGCTTTGACACAAGGGTTGTAGGTGTACTTACAGCGTCAAATTCGGCAACGCTAACAACTATACCACGTGCATCTTCTCCGACAACATCAAAATCTACGGTGACATTTGGAGAATCGTTTGACATCTATACTCATAGAAAATCAACTGCATTTACACACGACGTCTATGTTGGGGTTAATAATGACATTAACTCATTAACAAAAATAGCCGATAAAATCCCAACCGACACGACTTGGACACTACCAGTTGATTGGAAAAATAAGTTTCCTGATTCAAGCGTAAAATTACTGATACGAGTCTATACATTTAACGGTAATACAAATCTTGGACGAATTGATTCACCATTAGTTGCAATAAAACCATCATCTGATATGCTGCCTAGCGCAACGATTGAAGACAAGGATGAAACGGAATGCTACAAGAAGTATGGTGGGTATGTAAAGCACCAATCTAAAATAAAAATAGCGGTAAAGCCAGAGTACAGATATAGAGCAACAAAAAAAGATGAACGGCTCAAAATCAATGGAGAATTACCACCAGTGGACGAGTCAAGTTTGACCCCACAAAAAGACAAGATAACAATCGAAGCAATGATCACAGACAGTCGAGATTCCACAATCATGGTCACAAAAGAACTGCAAATAATAGATTGGCATGCACCTGTGCTAACTGGTGTCAAAGTAGAAAGATGTAAAGCAAACGGAGAATCTGACGCAGCTGGAAACTATGTCAACATAAAGTATAGTGCTGATGTTGCGAATGTGAATGACAAAAATACAAAGATAATTGAGTATGAGCTGACTAGGCAAGGAAGTTATGATGGGGTGCAGGAAACTGAAGTTTTGAGCACATTTAAAACTTCGGGCAGCAAGGTTCTGCCATGCCATGGAGACTATTCATGGGATATAAAAGTATCGCTTAGAGACGACTTTGAAACTACTGAGTATACCATGCCAATCGGAACGGCATTCACTTTAGTTGACTACAATCAAAGCGGAAGAGGTATGGCAATAGGAAAAGTTGCAGAGCAGCCGAATCTGTTTGAAATCGACATAGCGACAAAATTTAATAAGGAATTTAGTGGAAAAGGAGTCGCTTACGACTTGAAACCCGCAGAGCTACAAGTTGTCAAACTGCTTACAAATACGGAAAGTGGAGATGTAAGACTTGGTAAAGTTCTACAAACGCTTGGATTAAGAGTGCCGATTAAGATTGAAAAACTAGGTCAATTTGAAGTGATCAAGTATTCGGATGGAAGCTGTGAGGCATCGTGTCAAATAAAGCAAATAACACCAGTCAACATGGTGCAATGGAACGCGTGTTGGTGGCGATGGATTGGAAATTTATCGATGCCTGATGACTTGTTTAAATCAATAAGTAATGTGCAGGTAAGCGGGCATTGTAATGGTGGTACGTACACGTGTGGGTCAGGAACAAATACAAAAGTACTGCAAGTTGTATTGTTGATGCCGACACCTGCATGGGCCGCGAATCAGGTGCCTGCAGAATTACCATTTATAAGAGTATACGGGAGGTATAAGCTGTCACTTAAACACATCTGACGCTGCCGACGAA